GTTGATGTCGAGCTCGAGCGCGACGAGCCAGATTTTGAGCGGCGAAAGCTGGATCGCATCACCGGCGATGTCGTCCAGGTTGGCGTCGGGCGAGACGATGAGCGTGATGCTCGTATTCGGCGCTTCCCCGGTCATGTCCTCAGTGACGTCGTCGGGCGCCGCGAGCGAGCCGATCGTCTGGTCGTAGCCGAGCCAGGTGTTTCCGCTCCATGCGACCTCAGTGCTGCCGTACAGCAAGCGCCGTGTGCCGCTCGGAAGATCGATCTCGAAGAACGCGGTCAGCAGCGCCCGGCCGGCCGACAGCGCAGCGATCATCTGCGGCGTCATCTGATCAGCGCCTCTCAGTGATCGTGAAGCTGAACGGGCGCGCCCCGTTGGCGCCCTGCGTCGATCCGTCCCACTGAAGGATGCCGCGGATGCGGGGGCGCTCGATCTCGACTGTCAGGCCGTCCGCGAACGTGGTCCGGGTCAGCGGGAACACCGGGACGCTCGCCAGCCCGTCGTCGCCGACCGACGTCGCGACCGTCGCCTTATGGATGAAGCCCGTCCCGTCGGCGAGGATCACCGCGAACGGCTGTCCGATGCGAAACTGGAAACCCGGCTGAAGGCCCTTGAGATTGATGACCGCGCCGGGCGCATTCGAGCCATTCACCAGCGGCGTCCCGGCGGGAAGCGACCGCTGGTCGAGCGGGAACGGGTAGCTGACATCATCGCGGGCGGCTTGCTCGAGCAGCGTCTCGAAGATGCGAGCGTCATCCTGCGATCGAAGCGGCCTCAGCGTGTAGGTGACCGAGTAGCGATAGCCGGGCCGGTCGATGTAGTCGGACGGTCCGCCGAGTGCGCCGTCTGCCGTGCCGCCCGGGTCGACGGGGCTGATCTTGCGCTCGCTATAGCCATGGTCGGGAAGGTCGATCATCTATTCGAGCCTGTGCTGAGCTTCGCGCGAGAGGTTACGCCGGGAGAGCGCGGCGCCGCCATTGGTGGAGGCGATCGCAGCTTGCGCGATGACCGGGCCGGTCACCTGCATGACGCGTCCGTCGAAATAGTCCGACGCCTCGATCTGGACGAGCACGAAGCCGCTGCCGAGCGCGCCCATCGGCGAGGCCGCCATGGCGTTCGACGGGCGCACGAGGCCGCCCTGCGCGAAATGACGGGCGTGGCCGTCGTTCATCGCGTCGAGCGTCGAGACTCCGATTCGTTTCACCGCGGCCGCGCTCAGCACATATTCGCCATTCGAGAGCCTCGCCGGGATGCTGTCCGATGTGCCGCTTCCTGCTCCGCTGATGTAGCCGCCTTCGGCATGGCCTGACGCGAAGAAGTTGGACGGAAGGCCGAGATAGGCGGCGTCCGCCTGGCCGGCGAGATTGAAGGCGGTCGAATCGAAGCCGCTGCCGAACAGCGAACCGAGCACGCCGCTGAGCGTCGGCAGCGCGTTGTTGCCGTTGATCAGGTTCTTCAGGGGATTGATCGCCGCGATCTGGATCAGCTCGCTCATGATGTCGTGCAGCACCGACTTCGCGACATTGCCCCATGAGGTCCAGTTGTCCGGGTTGAGAACATCATCGACTAGCGCGCCGCCGAAGCGCCGCGCCTCGTCCAGCTGGGCCGCGACCTCCTCGAGGTGCTTCTTGAGCAGCTTTTCCTCTTCGGCCTGCTCAGCGGTGCGCCGGGTCATCTCGTCCTGATCCCGGATCATCTGCGACGCGATGCGCTGCTGGTCGCTCTTGACGACCGAGATATCCTTTTCCTTTTCGAGGCTGTCCGCCAGCCGCTCGTCCATCTGCTCCTGAAGCTTGTCGAGCGATTGCTGTATCGCGATCGCGCCGGTGGAGACCGCGCTCGAGCTGTCGCCGATGCGCCTTGCAATGGCGCGCCGGGCATCACCGGCGGTCCCGGTGAAGATATTGCCGTTCTGGGCGACGGCACGATCGCCGACGATTGATCTTGCGGAAGCGCCGGCTGGCGCATTGAGCAGGCGCAACGCTACGGTTCCCTTGGGATCGCCTGCGCTTAGCATGTGCATCGTGTAAAGCGCCGCCGCAGTGATCTGCTGGCCGGCGCGCTGCAGGATTTTCACGTAATCATCTGTCGCAACATTGATCACGCCTTCGGCGACCTGCTTGTTGTTCCGGAGGTCGTCGATCGCCTGGTTCGATAGGCCCGATTGATACGGATAGGCCTGTCGGAAATAATGCTCGAACGTCGCCGGCATGAACTGGCCGAAGCCCGCGGCCGATGAGCCCATGCGGTTGGGTCCAGTGCCCTCGGCGCCCGCGAGACCAGACTTGAAGTCGCTGATCGCCTTGGGGACGTTCTTGGCGGCGTTCGCGGTGCTTTCGAGCTGGGCGGCGAGTTGCCTCAGCTGGGCGATATATTCCTTGATGAACTGCGGCGACTGGGCGAGCCGGTTATTGAGGACGTCGACCTGCCTTGTCACGGAATCGAACGGCACGTTCGCGCTGGCGGCGTCGCTGACCGCTTTCTTCATCGCGTCGAACGCGGCGTTGATGTCAGCCGAAAAGGCGCCGAGCTCCGGATGATATCCCTGCAGGCGGCGAACGATGTCGGTCTGCGCGTCGGCCCAGTCCTGCGACCTCTTCGTCAGGTCCGAAATTACGCCGCCTTCGTACTCACCCTGCTGATTGATGTCGTCCATCATGTCGCGGACGGCCTGGTGGAACGCCTGCTGCACCTTCACGAGGCGCGGATCACCGACGTCGTACTTGCTTTCCGCCTGCGCGACCTGAGCTGCCCGAAGCGCGACGATCGCCTGAGCGCTCGCGAACGCCTGCTTGTCGGCGACGCTCTGGATTTTCAGCCGGTTTTCCATCGCGTCAGCGAGCTTCTTCTCGCTGTCGATCACGCCGTCGATGGAATGCGCCCAGATGTCGTCGGCCTGCTGGCTCAGCACCGTCTTGTCGTGGTGCTCCTGCAGCTTGCGCACGAGATCGTCGAGCGTGTCGGCGTGTTCCTTATGCTTGGAGATGAGCATCGCCGCGGCCCCAACCGCGACCGTCAGAGCGATGCCCCATGGTCCCGACAGGAAGGCGCCGAGCTTCCCGAATGTGCCGCCAGCGAGAGTAACCGCCTCGCCGAGCATCGACATGTGCTGAGCGAGGATCTGGGTTAGCGGGACGCCCTGGGCGAGCTGCTCGCTGCTGCCTCTGACGACGTGCTGGAACTCGAGCAGGGCGATGCGATTGTTATTCATCGCCAGCGTCATGCGTCCGTGCGCCTTCTCAGCGCCGCCCGCCGCCGTCTCGATGTCGGACATGCTCTTTTGGTAGATGGCCGACGATTGCCGCACGTCAGCGTTGAACTGGTCGTTCTTGGCGATCAGCTCGACGACGACGCTATCGGCATTTGCGGGCATGGCCGCACTCTATGGCGCGGCAAATTGCGCCTGTAGGTTCGCGGGGACGCTAGTGGATCAGGCGCTCGTCCCGGTTGGCCTTGTCGAGCACGCGCATCGCGATTTCCGGATCAGGCGCGTCGACATCGTCGGTGTCACGAGTGAGCGCTTCGTTCCAGGCAAACACCAACGCTTCATATGTCCAGAGGTCGAGCGCGCCGGCTTCCGATGGAGGAATGTTCATCCTCGCGCAGTTGGCAAGCGCTAGGGGGTAGTCGAAGAAGCCTTCCTGCCCCTCTTTGCCGAAGTCGCCCCCGTCTTTGGGGGCTCGTCTTTTTTTGGCGGATCGTACCCCAGGATGCAGACGCCGAGGATCGTGGCGGCCACTTTCCAAGCATCGATGAGCGGCTGATCCATCACGTAAGTGTCGACCAGGCGGTTCGCGATGACAGGCGTCACCTTGACCTCTTCACCGGCAACGACGCCCTTGCCGCCGCCAATCAGGGCATGACGCACGGTTTCGATGAGGTCGGATGCGTAGAACTCCGCCGTCGCTGGATTGAGCACCCATTCGCCGTGCAGGCCCTTCGGATCGGGCACGCAACCGCGGACCACTCGAGCATAGATCGCGCCGATGCCGGCGCCCGTCTTGCGCTGCAATTCGTTGATCTGCGCGAGAGGCAGCGCGAAGGTATAGGAGCCGTCGCCGAAGTCGAGATCGATCGTGCTGCAGCTCATCCAATGGCCCTGATGATGACAGTGGCAAGGAACGCGAACAGACTTGCCGCGCCGGACATGCCGACGATGAAGCCGGTCGCGGCGGCGTGCTCGCCAGAATAGGGATCGTCGGACATGCTGCCCGCCATCAGCATAATTGCGCCGGCGATCACGAGAATGACGCTAATCGCGAGCCAGAGCAGCACCTAGACTGCGTTCCATGCCCACTGGCCGTCCGAATTGATCGTCAGGCTGATGTTCGCGAAATTCGCGTCCTCGCCCGTGATCTGGAAGTCGGTGATGATGCCCGGGCCAGCGTAGAAGCCCTGAAACACGAGATCGCCGGCTGGCTCGGTGAAAAGATAGCGCCAGTTGTGCGTCTGATTGTCGTCGGCGGCGATGATCGTATCGAGATTGTCGCGATTGAGGACGCCGGTGCCGGTAAGGCTCCACGCCTCGCCGGTGATGATGAGGTTGCGAACCGGGACATTCTCCGGGTCAGCGCAGTCGCGCGTATAGACGTCATTG